GGGCAGCGTGATGTCATACGGCGAAGCGATGAGTGGTGGCATCGGTATCTATCGCCTTCCGCCGGGATACATACGGCTGTTCTGATCGCGACCGCCCTTGATGGCCATGGCGGCGATCTGTGGAGCGGCCTGCATGATGCCGCGCTGAACGAGCGCCATCGTTTGCGCAGGGTCCGTTGAGCCGCGGGCATCGATAGCGCCAGCGTGGAAGTGGATCCCGCCATCGGAGCTGCCCATGTTCGTCGGCAGTTTGTGGTTCGGTGTTACGTGACCGCCCGAGCCGAAGTACGCCAGCTCCGGTCCGCGCTCGCCGACCATCGCCAGCGTTCCAGCCGAGACAGCACCACCATCCGCGAATCCCGGGATGAACTTCAGCAGACCAGCGACGAGGCTTCCCGCCGCGCTGGTGGGATTGGTCGACGCCGGAGGGTACAACGCCTGCCCCAGGGCTTGCGGGCTCATACCGGCCATACTGGGTGAGCTCATGATGGGAAGGTTCGCCACAATCACGTGCATCGGATCGCCGGACGTTCCCTTCGGTGCATTTGCAGACCCGAAGCCGAACGCACCCAGCGCCGAGGCCTCACCCTTCTTCAGGAAGCCGCCGGCGATTGAGGTTGCAATCGAGTGGCCGGTTGCGGTCCACTCGCCGCGCTTGCGGGTGCCGGTAATGTCGTTCAGCAGGGTTTTGTTCACGTCGCCGAGTGTGCTGGTGACGATCGACTCCATTACTCGGGCGGCATCGTTGGCCGAGTTCGTAAACGAGTTGAGCGCATCCTCCGCGCCGACCAGGGCTGAACCGCCGCCGGGGTTGATGGCGTTGTTGTCCCGCATGATCTGCGCGGAACGCTGCTCGTCGAGCGTGGACCCTTGGATCTGGATCTTGCCGAGTGCCTTCTCTTTCTCCGCATCCGTGAGATAGCTTGCACCGGCGATCTGCGCGGCCTTGGCGTTGAGCCGTTCGATCTCCGCACCAAACTCAGCCGTATGCACGGCGGCCATCTGCATTGCGGCGGCCTGCTTCGTGATGGTGCGGCCGGACGCTTCGCTGATCTGAAGCTCTTCCAGCGAGGCCTTATTGCGCTGCTCGATGGCGGCGAGCTCGTTTGCAGCATCGGAACGGGCGTCGCGGGCCTTGTCCTGCTGCGCATCCGCCTCGGTGATCTTTTTGTTGAAGTCGGCGATGCTCCGCGCGACGGCCTCCGAGCCGCTGCCGCTGGACTGCTCGCCCATCTCCTTCTTCATCTTTTCGAGCAGTTCATGCGCCGAGCGAGCACCTGCGACTGCCAGCTCCGCTTCCTTGCGCTGCACCTCAAGATACTGCGCAGATCCCGCCTTGAACGCGCTGATGCGCTGTGCCCAGAAGTCGTATTCCGCCTTCGCCGAAACGGACCCATTGATCTTCATTTGGGCGAGTTCAGACTCGAATGCACGCATCCGCTCTTCAGCGGCCTTGTCCGTGCCCTCTTTGCTGCCCTTCAAGCCGCCCAGTGTGGCTTCGCGCGAACCGATGCTCTCGTTCAGGCGCTCAGTCGCCAGCGCATCCTGCAACTGCTGCAAGCGGCCTTGGATATTCGCTATCTTCGCGCTGTTGTTGATCGAGTTTGTGGAAACCTCACCACCGGAGTTCTCAATCACAGCAGCGGCATCCGCCTCACTCTGCTTCTGTTCGTCCGTCAGACGCTTCGACTCCCGCGCGTAGGTGTCGATCTGCGACTGGAATGCGGCGGCAACGGCGGCATTCCGCTTGTCCGTAGCAGCCTTGATCTGGCTGGGATTACTGGTCGAGGCCAGCGCCTGGTTGTATTCGGCGTTGGCCTTGCGCACGGCGTCGGTGAGCGATGCCTGGTCTTTCAGTATCTCGGTATCCTGCTGCCCCGTCCCCGAAACCCCAGAGAGCAGCGCACCGAAGGTTCCGACCTCATGCTCCTTGAGTAGGGCCTCCAACTCTTTGCGATCTGCCTGCAGCGAGTCGAGCAGTTTGTCCGCCATCTTCCGCGCTTCATCGAGCGCAGTGGCGAGACCGTTGTTTGGGTGGCCGGAGATTTTATCGATCTGGTCCTGCAGCTTATCGTTGGTGACGACGAGGTCATCGATGGTGACCTGTGCCTTGTCGTGGATATCGGCAAACGCCAGCGCAGTCTGCTCACCCGCGTGGGTGGCCTTGCTACCCATCTCAAAGAGTTTTTCGCCGGCCGTGAATGCGAGACCGGCGAGGCCAGCCGCTCCGAGCAAAGGAAAGAGGGCTTGCAGGGCATTGCCGACGCCCGGAATCGTCGTAATGAAGTTCTCGATGGAGCGAATGCCTACATTGCCCGATTCGAGACCACGCACAGCGGCAGATGCCGCCATTCGCTGCGAGATGGCGGCGTGCTCAGCCGCCGCACCCTCAACCTTGCGGGCTTCGGCGAGAGCAAGGCTCGCGGCAGCTTGGCGCTGCAGCGCGGCGGCCTGCGTGTTCGAGGCTTGCGCCCCGTCGAGGAAACCCTTGCTGACGAGCTTGTTGACTTCCGCGAGGTCCTTATTCGCAGCCTTCTGCACGTTGAGCGCAGCTACGATCCTGAGACTTTGCTCGTCGACCGCGTCGCCGGCGAACTTCGCAGCTACCGCCTGGGCGGCCGCAGCTTTCTTAGCAGCAGCCTCGATCGCACGGCCCGAGGCTGTGGCAGCTTCGCCGGAGGCCTTCTGCGCGGAGTCAAACTGGGCGTTGTCCGCTGTTAGTCGAGTTGTGACGTCATTGTTCGACATTTAGCCCAGAAGATCCTTGTACGACTCAGTCAGACTTGCAGCGATGGCCGCGCCAGCGGTTTCAATGCTGGCCTCGAACGCGGGGCGAAGGAAAGGGTGTGCCGGAACATCCGCGCCAGCTTTGCCCGTCCCGCGCGTCTTCCCGTTGCCCAACAGCTTGAGCGAACCACCGGACACGCTCCGATGGCCGTATTCGACGAACCTTGCGACGTGGGCTACCTTCGCGCTCGGGCCGATAAGGGCCTGTGGCGGCTCACTGTTGTCCTGCGGAACATAAACCCGGATACCAGCCTTGAGCGCCCCAGGCGGCAACGCCGAGCTACCCGGAACGCTCTTCTTCAGCACGGGCGCGCGTTCGACCATGGCCTCTTCGATGACCTTGGCCCCCTTACGGAGAGCCTTCTTCATCTCCGGGCCGCCCATCTGGACGCGCGCATTCTCCAGCCGCGCCAGCAACTCCTTCATCCCCTTGATTTCGACTTCCATGGAGATCTCCGGGCAACAGAAAAGCCGCCCGTGGGCGGCTTTGATGAAAACGACTTGTCTTCACTCAACGGTTACGCAGGTCTTCCTCTACCGAGACTTCCACATCGTCACACGCCGCGATCTTACGATATCGACCACTACGGAGCATTTGATCCAAAGGACGCCTGCAAGCCTCTTCCGCATCAACCATCTTCTGGAAGATCGGTCGCTCAAGGACTAGTTGTCTGCTTGCTGGACGAGCTTGCTCAATAAAGTGATCGTTCGCGTCAGGATGCGCGTCCTGCCACGCTTCCCATGCCCGCGCAACCTCTAACTCGCGACCATCGTTGTTGTGAACCTTCGCAGCCAGGAACTTCCTCACAGCTTCTTTTGCCGCAAGCTCCTGGCTTGTTCGAGCTGCATCACCAGCAGCCTGTAGCGCATCGACCATATCTGATAAAGACACAGTGGAACCTGCTACGTGATGTTCGGGACTTCCGTCGTACTCTGAACCCAACCTCAACGCCTTTAGAGCCAGCGTTGTGAAAGTGAAGCTCATATGCGCGGCGGCAGGCTGCTGCGATTGAATTCTGCCGCAGAGTAAACAACTCAGAACCACGACACAAAGAATTTTCATAGTGCGTCGGATCTTATCACGGCTTTACGATCTTCGCCCCGTGCAACGCCATCATCGCCATCATCGTGGCGCGAACTTCAGCGGTGATCTGCTTGGCCGACCGCTTACGCTTCGGTTTGGGCTTCTCCCAGTGCTGCAGCCACTCCGAGGGTTGGCGCGGCTCCTTCCAGCCACGGAAGCCGGTGTTGGCGACCATGGCGATGAGCTGTGCGAACATCATGTCGCGGCCACGCTCCTCCCGCTCCACCATCTGGTAGTACTGCTTTACCAGTTGGTCGAAGTAGCGGGGCGTGGTGGCCATGAACTCGTCAAAGCTCATGCCCAGGTTGACACGGGCGAATGCGAGCAGCCGCGCCCAGATCTCCTCTCGCCCGGCTACTCTTCGGGCACGGGAGGGTTTGCCTTCTCAGGGTCCGGCGTGTTTTTCTTCCACGCGTCGTTCACGGCGACCAGGATGTCGACGATCGTCTTGTCCGTGACAAGATTCTGCGCTTCCTCGAAGTCCATCTCCGGCTGGTAGGCCAGCAAGGACGCGGCGAAGAGGACACGCACATTCGAGTAGGTGCGCCTGAGGTAGACGCCGAGCAGATTGACGTCATGCCCGCGAGCGCGGAGCTCATCCTCGGCCTTGGCGAGCGAGGCGTGCTGGAAAACCATCTTGTAGGTCTTGCCGTCGATGGTGATGGGCGTAAACGGGAGAACAGGGTTCGGCGGAACAGCTTTGAGCTTGGCCATCGGTATTTCCTCTCACGGGCGAGTTTGGTTGCGGGAATGGTGGGTTGCAGGGCGGCGCACCCGCATGCGCCGCCCTACGTCGAGGAAGGGGCTTAGGAACCCTGCGTGTAGCTGAGCGTAGAGTCGAGCTGCATGTTGAAGTTGAACTCGATCAACTTGTCCGGTTCAACGTTGAAGTCGCCGTCGAGCACGTAGGCCGACCACGTCCAAGTGTCGCCGGCGGTGGTTTGGCCAGCTGCCGTGTTGATCGGGAAAACGATCTTGAAGTCATACGGCGTTTGGGTGCTGTAGGCAGCAACCACAAGCAACTGGCCTGCATCGCTGGTTACGCGCGTGGTTTTCACGGCGTAATCCGTAAGGTCCTGAATGACCGGAACGGCCGTCTTGATGGTCGAGCCGAGGTGTGTGCTGGGCGCCGTGGCGAACTTCGGCAGCTTGAACGGAACGGACAGCACTTCGCCAATGGCAGTCCACGACGTGCTGAGGGTTGCACCGGTGGGGCCACCAATGCTCAGTGTTGCATACTGGCCGGATTGGCCTTTGGAATTACGAGACATGATGCGCTCCTGTTAGTGCAAGATTCCGGCTTGGCCGGGTGCTGCGATGCCTATGCGGGAGGCAGATTGAAGTAGAAGTAGTACTCAGCGGTAAGCCGGACTTGGCGGGTGTCCGAATCAAACTGATCCACGGGCTGGAGGTAGACGACGTTGAGGATGTGGGAGCCGTCGGGAAAGACTCCGGTGTACTGCTCGAGGAAGGCGCGGGTGGCGTTGGCGAGAGCGTCGGCCGTGGCGTCATCGGCGGCGCGAAAGTCGAGTTGCACGCGAACGCGCTGGAGACCGATGCTCGCGTTGAGTTGCTGCTGGCTTGCTCCGCCGACGACTTGGAAGGTTGTGGCCGGGAGCTGGGCGTCTTCCGGCAGGATGATGGGAAACACCCGCGCACCCTGCAGCGCGACGAGCGTAGGAGCAGTAGAAAGCAGTTGATACAGGCCAGCACGAAACGACATCACTGACCTCCATCAATCTCAAGGCACATGAGGTGCAGGGTGCGGTTGCGCTCCTGCACGTTGTCAATGGCTTGCACTTGGAAGAGCCGCATGCCGAAGACGACCTGCATCCCGGCATAGAGCACCGGGGTTGGACCGGGCCAGTCGATGCTGACGCGATGCGTGACTTGCGAGCTGAACTGGCCCGTCTGGTAGGCCTCTCGCTCGGAGAGCGTGTTGATCGCAGCCATGCAACTCAGGACCGGCGTGGGATCGCTGGGAACCTGGCCGCCGGTTGCGTCAGTGGTGGTGCTTAGAGTCTGGACCGTGACGAAGTGGCGCTTGGCACCGCCAGGGATGGAAAACGGGTTGCGGTTGCGGTTGTGAGGATAAGGCCACATGGTTAGGCCGTCCTGTTCCGGTAGAACTCCAGAAGGTCAGCGACGATGCGCGGCGTCGGCATGTCGATCGAGCCTCCCTGCTCATACAGGAACTGCGTCATGAGCAGGATGGCAATGTTGATGTTCTTCGGCACGCGCTGGCCGACCCAGACGTTGTTCGGCGAAGCCGTAACCGCCGTGGTAGCAGCGGCGGCAAGGGTCGCCTGGCCGTTGTTGTCGACCGAAGCGATGGTGGTTGTAAGAGCGCCACCGCTCGCGCCCGCGCCGGCAACACTGACGGGTTGGCCCGCGTCGCCAGAATTGAAGACCGGCCCGCTGAGGATTGCCGACGAAGCCGCCATCGACCCCTGCACTGGACCGCCGTAGCCAGCCTTGAAGGCGATCTGCACGGCGTTCGGAACCCAACGGAGCGGCGGCCAGGGCCGCGCCCATACCGGAGTGAGCCGCGCTGGGCGCGTATCCGAGCCCGAATCGAGCTGGTAGCCGTAGGTGGGGAAGGCAGGGTTTGCGCCGTAGCTGGTGTCCTGTGTGAGTGGCTGGACGTTGCCGTCGGTGTCGACGTAATTGAAGGACTGGATGGATTGAAACGGTGTGCGCGGGAGGTGAAAGCCGCCGGGGAGATCGCGCTCGTTGTAGCGGCGGTCGCGGGGTGGCCAGTCGTCGCGCTGGTAGAGCCATGTGCTGGTGATGAAGCAACTGCGGGTGAAGTTTTCGCAGTGGATCCGCGCGGCGATGGCGAGGTTGGTGACCTTCTCCGTCAGGTCCTTGCCGTAGGTGGGGTCCGACGGAACGGTGAGACCGAGTTGATTGAAGATGGCGTGGCTGTCGACGGGTTCGACTGCGGGACCGACGAGAGGAATGAGCTCGTTCATGAGCGGCGTCCTCCTCGCTTCGCAGTGGTGACGGCTTTGGGTTCGGGGTTGGCCGGGGTCGCGGCGACTTCGGCAACGGGAGCATCGAAACGCGGATCGGTGGCGCGGCCATCCTTGAGCATGGCCCAACCCGCCTCGCATGAGACCTCAGCGATCTCACCCTTGCGCGGCCCGTCAGCGAAGCGAATACGAAGCATAAAACCCCTAATTTTCGGGTAAAAGAGCTGATTTCAGCCTCAAAACGGCCAGTTTCGACCGCTTTGAGGCTGTTTTCAGGCTGTGGTTAGGTGGTTGCGGAGGGCTGCTGATCGCCGGCATAGCTGAGGCCGGTGAGGATTGCCGATGCCGCGACGTAGTCCGCGTTGGCACCGTCAGCGAACGCGATGGCCAGATAGCCAAGGCCCGCGGGAAGCTGGTCCTCCTGAATGACGATCCCGACGAACGTGTTGGGCGAGTTGGCCGGAGTGAAGCCCGCAGCGGTCGCGGAGAACGCGGGAGAAGGCCCGGAGGCCAGATCCAGCGTGTCCGCCGAGTTTCCGCTGGTGGACTTGGTGTAGTAGGTGAACGGAATGGCCGTCGCACCCGCGCCGGCATTGTTCGAAGCAGCCAGCAAGGTGAGGGCACCCTCGGCAGCGGCGAGAGCGCCGATGTTGATGAGGATGTTCGCCTTGGCGGCGTTCTTCATGTTGAAGTACGAGGACGTTACGCCGCCGCTGATGCTGCCCGGCGAGAGGATCTGTACAACGTGACCCTCTTCGAAGATGTTGAAACCGCGTGCTCCCATGGTGCTTCTCCTTCCGGCCCCCGAGAGGACCGCGTGAGCAGCGGGGCCGACGCAATGCGGCCCCGCCACGGGTTGAGGGTTGAGCTACGAGAGCAGGATTAGCGGCTCTGGAGGGCGACGAAGGAGCTAAGCGGCTGGGAGCCGTTGAGCGGCACCAGCGGAGCCTTCTGCTTCGGCTTGCCGTCGTTGCGCATCATCCAGCGGAACGCCGTCTGTCCGGTGAGGAACTGGACATGAATCGACGAGTCCGCGCGGATGCCCGAGCGCTCGCCGATCAGGTACTCACTCATATCCGCCAGGACGATGTCACCGATGGTGCTGAGGGAGGATGCCTGCTCGACGGGGATCACCGGGTGGCCGAGGATCTTGCCGTACTGGCCGTTGACGTTGCTGCCGGTGCCGGGCTGCACATACAGAGCAACCGCCGTGCCAGCCTCACCGGGGATGGTGAGCTGATAGAGTTGCTGCTCGACGTTCTGGTTGATGAACCACACGGCATCCTTGCGGCTGGAGGCCAATAGCGCGGCGTGCATGTTCAGCACGTTGCTGGTGGTGATGGTGCCCGTAGCTTGCCCGGCGTCCTTGGGCACCGGCACGAGCGCCGGCGAGTTCATGAAGCCGAGGAACTGACCTGCGCCGCTGCCCGCGAAGCACTCATAGTCGAGCTGGAAGGCCATCGCCTTGGGGAACGTCTTCGACGCCCAGGAGTTGAGCGCGTCTGTGTCCTCCAGAAGCTCTTCGGTCGCGTACATCAGGCCGATCAGCTTGTTGTTGATCAGCTCGAGCAGACCGAAGTTCGGCTTGCTGTTCAGATACTGCGCGGCTTCCGCCTCGCGGTAGACCTGGATGCCGCCGTAGCGGAACCCAGCCGCGCGGCTGTTTTCGTTGAGCACCGGGCGGGTGAGGCGCGAGCTCTTCATGGGTGTGCGATCGGCGCGACCCGAGATCTGACCCTCTTCCCAGACGCGTTCGATGACCTCCATGTTCTGCTCGGTCGGCACGAGGAAGCCGCCGTCGGTGTCGGACGTCTCGGAAGCGCCGAGCGCGGCCTGCAGGCGGGGGTCGCTGACGGTGCCGCCGCGAACCGTCTGCGCCTTGACGGCACCGAGGAACTCACCGAAATGCTTCCACGGCTTGTCTTCGCCGAGGTTCTTTCCGAGCTCGACGCCAGTCCCCTTCACCGGCTCAGCATCAGCGGTGCGGGCGGCCGCGTTGAGGGCTTCTTTCGTGGTGATCTGCTCGTCGAGAGAGGTCATTTGGGCGATCAGCGACGTGATCTTCGCGGACTCTTCCTTCGTGTGGGCGCGGTTCTCGCGTTCCGCCAGGGCGTCGATAGCCTGGGCGGAGGCCAGAGCTTCCGCGCGCATCTGCTTCAACATTGCAAGCGTCATGTGCCCCTCCTATGGGGTGTTGGGTTGGAAGAGCGAGCGTTCCGGCCAGCAGCCATCGGGCAGCGGGCGAACGAACACGATCAGCAGCACATGGCGGCCGAAGGTTGGGCAAAGCAAAAGGCCCCGCATCGGCGAGGCCTTTCAGCAAACTTGTGGTGGTTCTAAGCGGCGGCCGCGAGCTGCAACCGAAGCCGGGTGGTTTCCGTATCGGCCCGGGCCTTGCAGGCCTTCGCCGCCATCTCGCAGGCGCAGTTTGGGTCGTCGCAATCTTCATTCGTGCAGTTGGCGCAGTCGCCACCTACGCACGCGTCGCAGGAGCACTTGCAACCGGCGCCTGCATTGACCGACGCAGCCGAAGCCTGCGGATCGCGCCGCTCAGCATCTTCGGAGACATCCTGAAGCGAACGCATCGACGTTTGATTGCTCGAACTGAGTGAGACACCGTAGCGCGCGAGAACATCGTCGAAGGTGCCGATGGTGTCGACCATGCCGATCTTCTGCGCCTTCGCAGCGCCAAACATCAAACCCTGGCCGAACGTGGTGTGAACCTTCTCCTGCGAGACCTTACGGCCCTTCGCAACGGCCTTCTCGAACATGTTGCCGAAGAGGTCGACCGACTCCTGCATGTGGGCGCGGGCAGCATCGCTCAGCGGCTCGTACGGGTTGCCCTCCGCCTTGTTTTCGCCAAACTTGATGAGCGAAACTTTTACACCGAGATTTTCGAGGTACTTGGAAGCATCCTCATGGGCGCAGTACACGCCGATGGACCCAGTCATAGAGGATGGGCTGGCCACGATCTCATTGCACGCGCTGGCGATGTAATATGCAGCCGAGGCGCAGAGCTTGTTGCAGACGGCGATGGTCTGCTTCTTCCCTTTCGCGTTGCGTATCTCCGTCGCCAGCTCCTCGACACCTTCGACGGTGCCGCCGGGGGAGTCAATGTCGAAGATGATGGCCTGTACGCTGGGGTCGTCAACGGCCTGGCGGAACTGCTGCAGTAGACGAACGGTCGACGTTGCCGCGGGGCCGCTTATGTCGCCCATGGAGCTGCCGCGATGAAGAATAAGGCCGTAGACCGGGAGAACGGCGATGGCGGTTGCGCCGGTGCCTGCCTGCTGCACCTTCTTCGCCCGCGCTGCCTGGATCTGCGCCGCACCGTGCAGATCGGCGACCACACTGGCCTCCGCGTCCTTGCCCTGCGCCTTGAGCGCGAGAAAGGCCATGATGGCTTCGAGCTTGTTGGGGTCGATCGCCCAAACCTGCGACCGCATCGCGCTCATAATGCTGCTGTATGCCTTGCTCATTTCGCTCCTTCGACTACGAGTGTGGCGAGCTTTGGCGGCTCACTTGCCGCGACGGTGTCGATCCAGACCTGCGCGCCGGCGAAGAACTCATCGTCTTCGTCGTCGAGCAGCATGGTGAGGTGCTGGGCGCGGTTGTCACATGCGACCTTCACGGCGAGTTGCGTGGCGGCGTCCAGCATCGGGAACACGCCGAGGATGAAACGAACCTGCTCGGCATAGAACTCGGTTACCTGGTAGCCGTTGGCCTCCGTCTCGATCAGGCGCTTGACGCCGTTGACCTCCCGACGTACGCAGCGGTCGGCTGAGGCCGAGGCCATGAGCGTGAGGCGTGCCTTGGCGGCCGAGTCGCCGCCGCCGCCCGTCTCGTCGGCCTGATCGTCATCCTCGTCCGCCGAGCCGTCCTTGCCATCCTTGCCGGGGCTGCCACCAGGGCCGCCAACCTTACCTGACGGCTGCGAGGTTGTGAGTTGCTTGAGTGGTGCCCAGTTGACCGGACGCCAGTAATTCGCCCCGACGCCGTCGGCGATGGGGTTCATATCCTCCAGTTCGCGGACTTCATCCTGCGACATCCAGCCGTCGCCGATCGCGACGTGGTATGCAGCGAAGCGGCTGGCGGTGTCGCCGCGCAGGAACGACGCCATGGAACCCTTGGCGTAGTACCGCTGGCTGGTGAGTAGGCAACGCTGAATCGCCTGCTCCCACATGATGGCCATCGGCAGAACGCTCTGCACGGCGTTCATGATATTGAATTGCTCAACCGAGGCATAGGTTGCCGCCTTGCCGGCGTCCACACCGACTAGGTGAGGCAGCACGTTGAAGATGGTGCAGATCTCTACCTGCGAGGCCTTGTGGCCCTCAATGAGTTGCGCGTCGACGGGGGTTACACCCAGCGACTTGATGTCGACGCCGGCGGGCATGATCGCCGCCTTGCCGCGATTTTCTCCGGTTCCACCAGCCTGCAGGTTCTTGCGGAAGAGCTCTTCATCATCCTTCGTCTTGAAGTTTGCGCCGGTGACGACCCAGCCGGTGCGGGCATCGTTCTTGAGGAACCGCGCGATGTAATCCTGCCGCGCCAGCGCAACGCCGAGAGGATCCAGCGCCATGCGGATCCGCGACTGGCCGACCGCGAGGACATCGCAGAAGTCGCGGAGGTGAAAAACTTCATCCTGCAGCAGGACGCGGTTGGTGTCGGTTAGCGGGTCACGGTAGACGTAGCGCAGATCGCCCGAAGACTTGATGATCTCCACCGTGATGCGGTCAGGGTGGAGCGGAACAAGCTCGACAGGAACCCCGTTGTTATCCCAGAAAATCTCCGCATACGCGTTGCCGCGCAGCTCAACGTGGGCTTGCATCATCTGCTTGAACTCGAACGGCGTCTGCCATAGGTTCGGCTTGAAGTAGATGAGCTTGTGGACCGGGTGGTCCTTGATGACTCGCTTTCCGCCTTTCGGCATGTCGGCGTAGATCTTGAACGGCAGCATCGCGAGCTGCCGAGACTTCGCAGAAACGCACGCGATGACGGTGCTGAGGCGCTTTGAGGACTCCGGCGTTACGCGCATTCCGGCGCTGGAACTCTGGCCGCCCGCTGGCTCATACCAAAAGTTGTCCCAGGGTGCAGGAGCGCCGCTGACGTCGGCACGTAGCTGGAACGCGCCCTCGAAGATGCCTGAGATCAGACTCAATTACTCGCCTCGCCTACTTCTTTGTGGAGCGAACGTCGTTGTAGAGCCAGAAGAGCGAAGGGAGAGCGATGAGGAGGCCAGCCACCATCCAACCGGCAGGACGCCACGCCTGCCAGACACCGAACGTGAACGCCGCGAGACCGGCAAACACAATGGATGCGGCGACAGCTTGCGCGATGCTCTGAGTGCGCTGCTTTCGCTGGGCTGGAGTCATCATGCGTAGCTCACGTAGGGCGAGGTGTACTGTTTTACTTCGAGCGTCATGGCGCGACCGACGCCGTTCATCAGGGCGCTGGCGGCGTCGATTTTGTTGCGTCCGTTGCGCACCTTCTTTGGGAAGATGTTGCCCCGGTTGTCTTCGGTCCCGACGACGCAGCTCATACAAAACGCCAGGACTGGATCGCCGTTGTGGTGAACGCGGCCGGCGAGGATGGCGGCCTGTAGCTCCTTCACCACGCCAGAGAGCAAGCGGGTGTCTTGCGGAGCGTCCTGCACGACGTCCTCTGGAAACTTCCCGGTGAGGGCGAGGAGCTGCTGCATCTGCGAGGCGTTCCAAGGGTCAAAGGCCAGGGAACGGTACTCGACGTCATCGAACTCTTCCTCGATGTCCTGCTGGATCCACGGCAGTTGAATCTCCCAACCGTCGTGGCCGATGAGATGACCGCTGGCCATCCACTTTTTGTAGTGGTCATGTTCGCCGTCGAAGGCGAGGGCTTTGGGCACATAGTGCGTGCCGAAGACGATGTAGTGACGCTCGTACAGCCCGCTGGACGGGTTGATGCGCATCTCGGTAAAGACCTTGCAGCGGCTGGCGAGATCGATCTTGCGGGCGAGGTCGCAGCCTTCGTCGACGATGTGATTCTTGAAGCGTTCTAGCTTCTGGAAGTCCTTCCAGGTAACGGCGACGCGCTGACGGCCGGTGTCGGGGTCGGTGAGGCTGAAGATCTCCGGGTCGTAGCACTTGGACCATGCGGCCATGTTGAAGAGGCCGACGCCGACGTTCATCCATTCGTTGAGGGTTTTGGTGCGGTAGCCGTTCTGCTCGGCGGGGTTCTGGATTGCGTCCTGAAGCTCTTGCAAGACGCCGTCTGGGTAGACCGACACCCCGAAGTTGGGGTTGGCCTTCATGAGGGCTTCGACGGTGCGCCAGTCGTCGGGCCGGTTGATGAGGTAATGGGTGCCGCTTACGTGGCCCTTCTGCGTGTCGCAGACCTCGGTGTGGGCAGTGATAGCTTCCTGCAGCAGCTCCTCGGAGACGGTCTTCTGCTTTGCGGCGACTGCTGCGATGGATTTGATGGCGACCGAGTTGCATGTGCAGGTGCGGGCGATCTCCTCGATGGCGCGATGGCCGGTGAAGATGTGGTCGATTGGGTCGGAATCGATGCCGAACATGATGGCAAAGATGGAGTTGTTTTCGATGTCGCCCGCGAGAATGCGCTCGCAGAACTGCTCAAACTGGTGGCAAGGGCCGTCGATGAGGACGCCGGCGGTAGTGATGTCAAGCACAAGCGGCTGGAGACGAGCGCGCTGGCCCTTCTTCATGGTGTCGTGGAAGTCGGATGTAGGATGCTCATGCCACTCGTCGACGATGGCGCAGGAAGCGCCTGCACCGTCACCAGGCTTGCGCACCAACACGACGAATGACCCGCCGTTGAACCGGCAGAGGATCCGCTTGATGTGGGCCTCGAGGCCGAACTCTTGTCTTAGGTCGACTCCTTCGTTCGTGTCGGTGAGGATGCGGTAGGCAGGCTTGAAGCACTCCATTGCCTGGCGTTCGGTCGTGGCGCCGGAGTAGACCTGTGGGGCGTTCTCGCCGTCCAGCACAAGCATATACAGCGCAATGAGCGACGCAAGGATGGACTTGCCATTCTTGCGCGGGATCTTGATGTAGGCTTCGCGGAAGCGGCGCGCGTGCAGGCCCGTGGGGCCCGGTAGCTTGCGCACCCAGCCGAAGATGACGACGATGCAAAAGACTTGCCAGGGCTCCAACACGATTAGGTTGGAAGGCATACCGCGGGGCGAAGCCTTGGCGCCTTCGGTGAAGGGCAGGCATTCAATGAATTCGCATGGCAGCGATGCGCGTTCATGGTCGAACTTGTACAGGAACTCTTCGGATTTTGAGGCCTTCAGATCGTTCAGGTGACGTTGGCAGCAAAGCTTTACCCACTTGCAGGCCAAGACTTCGCCAGCTACTACGCGACGTGCGTAGTCGTGCGCGATCGCAATATAGTGCGGCTCAACTGGCGCGCGCTTTTTGCGCGAGGGCCGCGAGACGCGAGGTTCCGCCGGCGGGAGCGATGCCAGCGATTCCGGAGACTGTGGACTGGGCTGCAGGGTTCATTCCCATCTGCGTCAGGCACTTGTTCAAGTTGGTGGTGTCCCCCGTCTTGGCCGTGCCGTGACGATGCTTGTACATCAGCCGGCACGCGGTCTCCATATGCCAGCGGTGCGAACGGTTGAGCACTCCAGGCGCGGCCGTCACAATCAACTCTTCCCAAAGCGCGGCGAGTTCGTTTTTTTCGCGGTAGCCGAGGTCCGTCCCAACCGCGATGAAGCAAGTCGGGGGTGGACCTATCGGGTCGGTCACCACCGGCTCATGCTCGCGAGCCTTGGCGCGTTGCGGATCTTTCTTGAAGGAACCTGCTGCTATGTGCAGAGATGTCGGCTTGCGGGGAGTTGGCATTCGCGGCTCCGATGCTCTGGAATGGCCCGTGCTGACGCAGCTTTGAGCGTGGCGAAGCTGAGCATCAAACTTGACCTTTCAAAAGGTGGTGAAAAGCTGAGGTAATGCCTAAAAACATTGATCTGCGGAAGTAAAAATCAGCT